AAAGGCGGTTTTGTTTATGATTAAATATAAAATTGATGTCCTTCAAGAATTAAAGAACAAAGGATATACAACATATTCGATTCGTAAAAATAAACTTTTAAATGAAAGAGCCATGCAATATTTACGAACCGGAGAGGTTGTTGGCATTACCTCTCTTGATAAAATATGTGGTCTTCTTAATCTTCAACCGGGAGATATAATCGAATATATCCCTGATTGAATCATGTAAATCTATACACCAACAAACCGGAGAGGAAATACAATTCTTCTTCGGTTTGTTCATGTATACATTATTCTTTTTTTTATTTATTTTCTTTTTTATTCTTTTTATTTTATAATATTTCTGTTTGTTATTTTTATATTATAAGGTGAAATATTATGAAGAGAAAATTTGTTGTATTGTTGTTATTTTTATTTATTTTAATATGCAATTCTATATGCGTTTTAGCTTATACTAACCACTGCTGGAATTGTCAATCTACTGTCAGTAGTAATGATTGTAGACAATGTGAAGTCTGCGGTTGGTATATATGTAATACCTGTGGTGCTTGTAATTATAATTGTGAACGATATAAAACCAATATGAAGTATATTACTGATTCAGATGGTATGGCGAATTATATTATAGATAAAAATGAGAGGGAAACAAATCAAACTGCCGATGAAGTTTTAGATAACATTAGAAAAGATAATGAATTCAAACGTCAATATGATTATTATATGAATTCTCAGAATCAAGATGATACAACCTATCAAACCGATGATTCAGACAGCAGTTTTAATCATGATATTGATGTTTTAGATGTTGTTGCACTTATTTCTATTCCTACTGCTTTATATCTTATATATTTATTGGTTCGTAATAAATAATATACATAATCAACAGACCGATGAGAATAACTACTTACCTATTAATTTTTATTTTCCTCGGTCTGTGGAAACATATACGAATTTATGAGTATATTTTCCCTTTAACATATCTTAAAATACATGTTCAAATATGAAATATATGTTCTCCTTACGGTTTGTCTTTGGGAAATATTATAAATGATGGGGGAAATGGGGGATTTTAGTGTGAAAACAGGTTAAACTTTAGGGTAACTTAGGGGAAACACCGTATAAATTTCGGTAAAACATAAAAAACACAGTAAATATTAAGGCATATCATTGTGCGTTCTGGCTTGACAGAACGCTTCCTTTTTCTACTGTTCTCAACAGATGTAGGAAAATACAGGCTAAACTTTTGTATATAACTATCTCTAATGCTATCCCTAAACGGACTCTAAACGATTAACTGAGTGACGGAGGGGTGGGTAGGTGGAAAGAAGTGAGGGAACTGATGTGGGGGTACGGGCAATTGTTAGGTACTTGTTTCCTCCTTGTTATATATATATTTTGTTTTTTGAGTCCCTTGTACAGAATTAATTCTTTTAGGGGGTTTATGTTTGTACAGAATTAATTATTCAACGGGATCAGGCTTGTACAGAAGAAAATGTTAAAGGGGGTGCAGGTGCAATTTCACATCAGAAATTCGTATATCTATCTCGAAGAATTTCGTAGATATTTCTCGAAGAATCTCGAATAAAAATCTCCCAAAACTACAGCATATCTATCCATTTTTCTCTCTTAAAAATATATATTACAGAAATGTTACACTAATATTACAGAATTATTACAATTCATTTGAGTATATCATATCAAATATAACTAAAACTAAGTATATTATATTATATATATTAACTGTAATATTTCCGTAATATAAATGTAATATAAATTTAACTTGACAAAATTAAAGATTTATTGTTATAATTGTTATGCACGAAGTGCTAAAGCCATTTGCACGAAATCCTGTTAGTCATATGCTACGCATCTGAAATACATCGAAGTTCGTGGATTTAATATTTGTTATAGATTTTGGGAAAGCGGAACGAAGTGGAGCTTTCCCGTGGAATAAATCGACGTTAGGAGATTTATTCCAGTGTATAAAGTAATAACATGGCTTAAGGATAAGTATGTCTATTTTACCAACAGACCGAGGGAATGTCTATATCTATCGGTTTGTTTATTTTTTTTATATTTAAAAATTCCTATAACCGATTAACTTCTAATACATGAATAAAATATATATAATTAATAAAATAAATATATATCTATATTCTTCGGTTTGTTGATGTTATAAATATATACTGGAATGAATCTCCTAAAGTCGATTCATTCCTTTTTATATTTAATAAATAATATATAAAAATACTATAAAAATATTTACTTTTTATTAATATTTTTATATATTATATTTTAGAAATTCTAAATATGTAAAGCCGATGTACTTATGTATAACATAGTATAAATTTTATAAATGTATCCCCTTCTCTGGTTTGTAAATTAAGTTTATCCATTTCGAGGAATACACCCCGCTTTTCCATATTTTTACTTGTATTTATAAAACATTTCAAAAATGCTGTCGTATATACAATTTTGAGGAGACAAAAATGCTGAATATTTTATTTAATATTTTATTAATATTTATCATCATTTATCTCTTTTTCAAAATCATTCATGAATTGAAAGAAACGTTTTATTTATTGAGTCAATTTTTTCATAAAATCGCTCATGTAGGCGGTGTTCCGTCTGTGGAAATTCCTGAAGATGAAACACCGTCTACACCTCCTTTCTTTGACATAGATGGTTTTAATAAAAGAGTCGATGATATGAAATTTGATTTGGATTCTTTTGACGGTGAATTATTCGATTTGATGAATAACAGAGTAACCGAAGAATCCGGTACTGAAATCATTACTGACAGTGCTGAAATTGGATTAGAAAGGAAATATCATATATGAAAGTAAAAGTAGGTTCTATTGATTATGATTTGAAGATGAAATCTACTCAAGAAATTACTGATTTCTGTCGTGCAGAAAATGTAGAAGTTTCTGGATTATGTAGTGAAGAAGATGAGGTTATATTTGTTTCTCACGATTCTCCTTCCAATTCGAGAGATAGAGTATTTTTCCACGAATTAACCCATGCAATGTTATTTGAAGTTAATCAGGAATTATCCTGCGATGAAAATTTTGTTGATGCCTTTTCAAAACAGTTATATGCATTTCATAAGAATAATAAATTGGACAAGATTATTAATTTTATACATCAATAAGGTGGTGATACGGTGTCTTATTTTGATGAAAATTTAATAGATGAATCAGACGAAAAAGAAGACAATCCTAACGCCGATGAAACTGAATCAACTGCCGATAAAGAATTAGTTGAATACTTCTCCGGTTTGCCGGAAGACATTATGTTAAGTCTCACACCTGATAAAATGCGTATGATAAACCTCTATCTTGCAGGATATAGCAACAAGCAGATAGCAAGTATAGTAGGTGTAACTCCTAATACCATTAGAGCATGGCTTATAAAACCTCAAATACAGGTTGTTATAAAGGAATTACAAGCCAGAGAATTAGCTATTATACAGGCTAATCTTAATAATATGCGTCAAGATGCTATTGATACCCTCCACGATTTGTTAGACAGTAATATGGATAATGTAAGACTTGGTGCTGCAAAAGATATACTTGATAGAGGTGGACTCAAAGCTGCACAAAGCATTAAGGTTGACAAAACCGTTACCACTCTTGAACAACAGATGGCTGATTTAGCCGAATTCACCATTAGCGAAGATGATATTATTGACATAGATATAGATGATATGCTTGAGGAAGTGAAATAATGGCACTTACAAAACAGCAAGTATTCGCCTATAAGCTAAGAAATGACAGATTATGGTATATGGAGAATTTCTTAAAGATAAGAAATAAACAATCCAAACTTGTACCTTTTAAGGCTAATTATGCTCAACAGCAATTCAACAAGATTATCGAAGAAGATACTAAGAATAAAAAGCCTAAACGTTATATCATCTTAAAAGCCAGACAGCTTGGTATGTCTACATTTACCGAAGGGTACATCTATCACGACACATCTACAAGAGAGTTGGTAAGCAGTCTCATCATTGCACATGAAGAAAAAGCTACTGTCAATCTATTTCAAATGTCTAAATTATTTTATGAAGAATGTCCTCTTGCCATCAGACCGATGAAGAAATATGCCAACGGTAAAGAATTAGTATTTGAAAATCCTACTAATGACGATTATGAGAAGTTGGAAAATCCCGGTCTTAGAAGTAAGATTACCATTGCAACCGCAGGTACTTCTGAAACAGGTCGTTCTTCAACATATCACAATATACACGTTTCAGAGGTTGCCTTCTTCCCTCACCCAGAGGAAACTATGCTGGCACTCATGCAATGTGTTCCTGATGAGCCTAACACGTTTGTATGTCTTGAATCTACTGCAAATGGTGTTGGTGGTTATTTCTACGATATGTGGTATGCAGCAGTAAATGGTGAAAATGATTTTACCCCTATCTTCTTTCCATGGTTCTCAGAGCCTAATTATTCCGTTCCTTTTGTTTCAGATGAAGAGAAAGAACAATTCATCGACTATGTGAATTCAGTTCGTATAGATGAATCTGGCAAGACTATACATACAGATGAATGGTTACTCATAGAGCAGTTTGGTGTTACATATGAACAGCTTAACTGGAGAAAAAAGACTATTGCTAATAAATGCGGTGGCGATTTAGACAGATTCCATCAGGAATACCCTGCTACGCCTGAAGAAGCCTTTATAGCGTCCGGTAGACCTGTATTTAATACTAAATCTCTTAAAGAGTATGAAATCGCTTGTGTACCCCCTATTCTTCAGGGAGATATGTATGTAAAGAATAATGAAGTTCATATTCTTGAGAATGAAAAAGGACTCCTTAAAATATGGTTCAAACCGGAGGAAGGTAAAAGTTACTGTTTAGGTGCTGACGTTGCAGAAGGTCTTGAAACAGGTGACTTCTCTGTTGCTACTGTTATAGATTCTGATTTAAACGTATGTGCCAAATGGAGAGGTCATATAGACCCTGATTTGTTTGGAGAGCAGATTATCAATCTTGCTAAACTGTATAACGATGCTTATGTTGCAGTCGAAAACAACAACCATGGTCTTACGACATTAAAAGCCATTTCTAATTTAGAATATTGGAATATATTCTACACCAAAACATATGACAAGCTAAACGACTCTATTACAAAGAAGATGGGTTGGTCTACAAACCGTAAGAGTAAACCTCTTGCAATAGACAAATTAGCTGAATACATTAGAGAAAAATATTTAGGCATATGGGATTTTGATATTATTGATGAATGTTATTCATATGTCATAGATGAAAAAGGTGCTACTAATGCTCAGGAAGGTAAACACGATGACTGTGTAATGTCACTTGCTATTGCCTTACAAGCATTTCTTGAAGGACAAAGCGATGAATATACTCCTGAAATCAGTAGAGATGATATTGAGAAATTTAAGGATAAACAGGTATTTGATTATCCTGAAATTATAGATAAATTATTTGAAGATTATGATGCTGATGTTGAATACAGCGAATAGAGGTGTAATTTGAAAAAAGACAATAAAATTAAAGAACCAACTGACGCAGAAAAGAGTTTAGCATCATGGACTTTTGTTAAATTTAAAGAAGCTATGGTTGCAAAACAACCATATACAAATGATTGGATGCGGTACTATAACGCATGGAATAATGATTTGTATGAAAAGAATACAAAACCTTCATACAGAACTAACCATGACAGCAATTTTATTTACTCATCTATTGAGAGTATGCGTCCTATACTATTTGATAATAACCCTCGATTTGAAGCGATTCCCGTAACTGCAGAAGCTATGGAGTATTCACTTGATATTACTGCTATTTTGGATTATGAATGGGAACGAACCAATATGCAAGAGAAGTTGCTTGCAAATAGTATATATACTTTTACTCTTGGAACTTCCATAATCATGCTTCCATATCTTTTTACAGATAAGAAAAAAGACGGTGTTGATGGTGAGGTTACTCCTATTGCAGTCAGTCCGTTTAATCTGTATCCAGACCCGCTTGCTACTTGTGTAGAAGATGCAGAATATCTTATTTATGCCAAATACATACACGTCAACAAATTAAAATCCAAATACCCTAAAAAAGCTAATTTTTTGCATGGCAGCGATGTAACCTACTCTGAGTTGGTTAATGATATGGATAGAAATGCAAAAATAGATAATCAGGTACTTGTACTTGAAGTATGGTGCAGAGATTATACAACTATTGATGTTGAAGAACATTGCGAAGATGGACAGGTTATTAAAAAGACAAAAAGACGCTTTCCTAATGGCAGAGTTATTATTTCTGCACCGGAATTAGGATTGATATTGGAAGATAAAGAAAATCCATATGAGAGTGGCAGATTCCCATTTTTCCTCTTTAAGGATATTGATGTACCATTCCAGTTTTGGGGTGAAGGTGAATGTAAATGGTTACTCTCTCCGCAAAAACAGATAAATGACTTATATAATCAGGTTATAGATAATGCTAAATCAACTGCCAATATGCAGTGGATAGTAGATAAAAATGCTGGTATTCCAAAAGGAGAGTTAACAAACCGTCCGGGTCTTATTATTAGAAAGAATCCTGGAACAGATGTACATAGAGAAAATCCTCCGTCTATGCCTATGTATGTTCAGCAAATGATTGAAACATTAAAGGCTGACATTGAAGTAATATCTGGTATACATGATGTCACAAGAGGTCAGACACCTTCCGGTGTACAGTCTGCAGCAGCTATTGTTGCCTTACAAGAAGCTGCACAAACCAGAATAAGACTTAAAGTACAGTTACATGAAAATACCCTCGGTTTGTTAGGAACTGAGTGGATTAACCGAATACAGCAGTTTTGGAAGTTTAACAGATTAATTCCGAGAAAAACAAATGCTTCACAACAGATAAATAAAATGGGACTTAACGGTATCGAAATGCAACCTATGAGTAATGGTGAATTTATTCCACAAGGTATGATGCAGCCAGAACCACAGCATTATGAATTTATAGATGCCGACCCTGACAGACAGCTTAATAAGAATAATCAGTATAAGATTGAAGTTATAGGAACTTCTGTATTACAGCATAACAGAGCAAGTATGTTAGACCAGCTTACAAGGTTGGCACAGACTCCTGCTGAAGATGGTATGCCGATGGTTCCTCGTGAAGCTGTTCTTGACTATTTACCTAATGCAAATAAGCGTTTGATTATGCAATATTTCCAACAGCTTAAAGAAGAACAACAACAGCAACAGCAGCAACAACAGATGAATAATGAATCTTTAGAAATGCTGCAACAGCTTTCACAACAAGTTCAACAGATTGCTCAGGCTGTTGGTGCATTACAACAAAGAGCTGATTCAGAAGACCAGCAAAAACAGCAAGATGAATTACGTTATCAGGGTTATCAACAAGGTGTCGTACAATCACAAGCTGCTATGAATCAGCAACAAAAACAAGGTCAGATTCCACCAGAGTTATACGAAGAATTAGCTATGATGGACGATGAAACTCTGTCTGTTACTTTACAACAGCACCCAGAGATATTAATGGATTTGCAAAACGAAGTATAGAACAACCTGTTAAGGATTCTATGAAAGGTGAAATTTATGGAAAACTACGAAGGAACTGCAATAGATCCATCTATATTTGAAGATGGACAACTTGAAACAGAACCTACTCAGACAGAAGCAGTTGAAACTGTCGAATCAGAGGTAACTCCTGCTGGTGATACTGCAGAATCCAACGAACCAGTGAAATATAACATTGATGGAGTTGGAGAATTTACAGCAGATGAAATTCGTGAATTTAAGAATGGTAGTCTGCGACAGTCTGATTATACAAAGAAGACGCAAGAATTAGCAAGACAGCGTGATGAATTAAAAGAAGCTGATACACTGTATACCTATCTTAAACAAAATCCTCACATTGTCGAAGCTATGAGACAGGCTGAACAGAATCCAAATCCTGTTATAAATCAAAATACTCCTTCTTACGAAAGAGAATTACTTAAAGATGTTATTTATAACCAAAAGGCAATGGAAACTGATATAAAGCTGACAACTCTCCATCAGAAGTATGGTGATTTTGACGAATCTGCTTTATTTTCAAAAGCCACTGAATTACAAACTGAGAATCTTGAATTTGTATTAAAAGGTTTGATGTATGATAATTCCTACGGTTCGTCTGCAGTAGTAAACGCAAAAGAACAGTTAAAAGCTGAACTTGAAGCTAATCGTGATGTTGTATCTACAGTTGTTTCCGAAACGAATAACAGTCAGAATAACACTAATACTATTGAATTATCCCCTGAAGAAAAGAGAGTTGCTGCTGGCATGGGTCTGTCTGAATCCGATTATGCAAAATGGAAACTTTAATAATAATTTTTGAGGTGATTATTAATGGCTACAGTAACGCCTGTACAACCTACTACTGGCAATACACATATTAGTTCAGACTTTGGTAAGTTACTCGAACCGGGTCTGAGAAAGATATTTTTTGAAACATACGCTGAAGTACCTGAACAGTTCTCAAAAGTGTATAACGTAAATACTTCTAAGAAGTCACATGAAACCGATTATGGACTTGGTGCTTTTGGTGATTGGACTGAAAGAACGTCTGAGCTTGATACTGTTGCATACGATAAGCTTTCAGCAGGTCTTGAAAGAAACTACGTACATAAGGCATTTACAAAAGGCTTTATGATTGGTAGAGAATTGTATGACGATGAACAGTATCGTCAGATTAATAAGTTCCCACAGGCAATGGCAAGAAGTGGCAGAGCATTTGTTGAAAAGCAGGCTGCTACTACTTTCATTAATGCTTTTGATGGTACGAGTCATGCTATTTACGATGGTAAGGCACTTTTAGCAACAGACCACCCTCTTGTAGATTCTACTGGTAAGGGTTCTAATCTTGTCACTGGTGCTTTAACTCCTGCTAACCTTAAAATTGCTATGGAGTGCATGAGAGAGACTGTTGACGAAGCAGGTAATCTCATTGCAAGTTCTGCAAAGAAACTTGTTGTTCCTCCTGCACTTGAGTTTGAAGCAAGAGAGATTCTCCATTCTACTCAGCTTGCAGGTACAGACCTTAATAACATAAACTCTCTTAAAGGTTCTTTAGACCTTGTTGTTTATGACTACCTCGGTGAAGCTGCTGGTGGTTCTGACAGTGCATGGTTCTTAATCGACCCTACTGTTGCTCAGATTAACTTCTTCTGGAGAGTTAAGCCTGAATTTAAGTGGGACGATGATTTTGATACCTTTGTTGCTAAGTACAGAGGTTACATGAGATTCTCTTATGGTGTTTCTGACTGGAGAGGTATTGTTGGTTCTAAGGGAGCAACTGCATAGAATCATGTTGGAATTTAATGGGGTGCTATTTTTAGTACCCCTTTATTTCTAAGAGGTGAAATTATATGACCTTAAATGAATTAAGAGAATTGACACGTTTATATACCAGAGATACCAACAGCTATATGTTTACGGTAACTGCTATTGATACGTTTTTAAATCAGGCGATAGATAGATTACGGCAAATTCCTATACTCTCCGGTATGTCTAAATTAAAATATCAGGACGATGAAGTTACTGTTCTTCCTGAGCAATATCATTACCTTCTTGCCTTGTTTGCTGCCAGCAGACTTTTTGATTTTGATGAAAGATTTTACGAGGGTGTTGAAAAGAGAAACGAATTTGAACAACTGCTTTCAGATTTAGTTTCAGAAATAGAATCCGGTAATCTTACCATTTACGATGAAGATGGTAATGAAGTTGATAATCCTGCTGTTTATATTGAGTATGTAAAAGATGAATACTTCAACAAACCGAAGGATAGTGAATTTATAAAGGACGGTGACGAAGATGTATAATCCTTATCTTCGTTCTGCATATAGAAGTGACCCTAAATACTGGATACAAGAGCAATCTCTTTCTATATCCAACTGGTCTGGTGGTCTTAATAATGTTGACCCTGATAATCTTATTAGTGACAACGAAGCTACAGACTGTAAAAATATGCGTTTTACAGACGATGTAGTAATGGAGAAACGTTCAGGTATTGATGTATATGACAGTACAAATTACCCTAAGTTAAGTGACGCTATCACTTGGCTTGATATATATCGCCCATCACTTAAAGACCCTCTTATTGTAAGAGGTACTGATAAGGCACTCTATATCGGCAATAAAAAAGTTCAGAATGTAGAAGGTACTGTTCGTGGTGTCACTTATGTTGGTAAATACTATTTTGTAGATGGACACAATCTTTATGTCTACGATATAGATAAAGATAAGACTTATAAGGTAATCGAAGAACCTATTGCTCATACAACTGATAGTTTTACCGGAACTAAAATTACTGTTGAAAAATTACCTGAGACTGTTTCCTCTGGTACTACTGTCATTATACTTGCAGCCAGTATGGGTACTGAAAGCAATTTTGAAACGACAGTAAGTTCCATTAGCGGGAATACTGTTACACTTGCAAAATCATTATCTTTTGGTTCGTCTGTTACTTCTCTTCCAAAAGACACACCTATTTTCTTCTACGAACCGTTAGATAAGACAAATGTTATCGGTGAAGAAGTATGGGACGATGATAAACTGCTTGCCTATTATCTTCCATGTGAAATGGAAATCGCTGATACATATGCAGGAGAATCTTACTTTCCTGATAGTCCGTCTATTATTACTGTACATAATTCAAGATTATTCATTGCAGGAGACAGTACGCAACCTCATGGCGTTTATATGTCGAAAACGTCACAGCCGTTGTATTTTCCATCTGGTGCAGGACTCACTGTAAAGCCTGACGGTAATGCTATAATAGATTTGGTCGTATTCGATAACTCACTTATTATAGGCAGACATAATGATATGTATGTTCTCTACGGTTCGAGTGAATATCAGGATATAAGTTCTGACGCATATTATATAAAGCAAATGGACGTATCTTGCGGATTTATGTGTTCTCGTTGTGGGGCATTACTTAATAACTACTATATCTATCTTGGTTATGATGGCAGATTCTATAAATTAAACACCCCTACTACGTTTGTTGAATATTTAATGACTGCACCATTACCTCATAAATGCGATATATATGCTTCTCCTATTGGAATCGACAGAAATACTGAAGTAAAAGTACACGCTTATCCTTACAGAAACGAGATATATTTCTGTTTGAATGATAATATTGTTGTTGTCTACAATTATGATAATATGGCGTATACTTATTATGTAGGTTGGAACAGTAATTCTTTTACAATATATGATAATATTTTACTTATTGGAAGAACTGACGGAATATTAGCCTACTATAGAGATAATGAAAATTATTTTTCTGATTTAGGTATGCCTATTTCCTGCAATTATGAAACGAAAAGATTTGAAATCTATAATGCCATTTCTTATAAATTCTTTAAACAATTCCTGATTACATCATACGCATATTCTGAATTAGAGTTACAGTCCAATATTAATACAAGCATTGAAGTAGATTATATTACACATAAGTTAGATGCACCTATACCGTCAAATCTCTCTCGGTTTGATAATGCGTATTATGACTTAAACAGATTCGATGCTACTTCGTTATTTAAATCTTGGTATTATCAGTTGAATATAAGAGGTAGAACTATTAAATTCAAATTTGATAATTCTGCCATTAACGAAGGTATGCGAATTTATGATGTTAATGTTCTTTACACGATGCGTGATGTGAGGTGATAAATTGGACAATACAAAATTGAGAGAATTAGAAAACATTACACAAGAAGGAGCAGGATACCTTATACAGTCCGATAGATGGAATAATAATTTCAATAAAATCATCGACACTGTAAATGATAATAATGAAATTGTAAAGAAGAATTTTGACAATATTAAGGCTTCTACTGTTCCATCGCCTGCAATAAATTCTCTTGGACAAACTGCTGAAAGTAATATTGCAGACCAGCTTTTACTGCTTTCAAATAAGCTGCTTGAAAAGGTTGATTCTTCTGTATATGAGTCTGGTTATAATTCTCTTATTAAAGATGTTAGCTTCAATTCTACTAACGGCGTTTTTACATTTACTCGTGGTGATGGAAGTCAATTTGAATATGATACAGATATTGAAAAAATACCTGTAAAAGCTGAAATTGTCGAGGAAGATGATTCATTCTATATTGTGCTTACAAATGAAGATGGAAGTACCTCACGAACCGATGTAGCTAATATTCTTCGCAGAATTGTTATTCAAAATTCTAATACAATTTCTGCTTTTAGCAGCAAGAGTAATAATACCGATACTTATACTTTGGAAATCAATGAAAAATCTATTGAAAAGAAGCATTTTGCAGATGATTTTACTAAACTTTTTGATGAATCTGTTACATCTGTTTCTGCTAATGCTGTAGCTGCTAAAACTTCAGAAGACAATGCAAAACAATATGCTGAATCTGCAAATGATTCTAAAAACGCTGCTGTAAATTCTGAATTAAATGCAAAATCTTCCGAGGAACTCTCCGGTTCGTATGCAACTGCATCACGCTCATATGCATTGGGTGATACAAACAGCAGGACTAATGAAACGACTACAAATGCAAAATACTACTCAGACTTAGCACGAGAGTATACAGAGCAGGCACAAGCTATTGTTGGTGGTGATTTTGCAACTATATTTATTCAAAACAATGAACCTGCAGTAAAAAATTGTTTATGGATAATTCCTCAAGGAGAAATTGTTGAATCAAGTGATGGTATAGCATTATTATCTTTGTCTGATGATACTGATACAGATTACACTGTTGAAGTTGACGGTGAGGATAAAGGTATTAAAAACACAGTTAATTCTGATGAAGAATTGACAACAAGCAGTTATAGTTTTGACATTTTATAACAGGTAGGTGAAAGTATATGGCAGCTGAAGCAACAAGCACTAATATTAAAAACGCAATTATTAAAACAAAAATCGAAAACGCTATTTATGAGTTAATGGTTAAATCAAGTGTCGATAATATCTATCTTACCGATGGAACTACTACGCTTGCATCTAAGCTGGCTGAAATGATAACGGCTATCAATGAAAGAGAAAAATCTGCTGATGTAGATACTAAAATCAGTACAGCTATTAATAATCTTATTGACGGCGCCCCTGCTACTTATGACACGTTAAAAGAAATATCCGATTATCTTACATCTCATAATGATGAATATACAGCACTTGTAACGACAGTTGGGAAAAAGGTAGATAAGGTTACCGGTAAGGGACTCAGTACAAACGACTTTACTACTACATATAAGAACCTTTTGGATTCCCTCGGTTCGTTGGCAAAGAAGAGTGCTGTTTCTGAAAGTGATTTAGACAGTTCACTCAAATCAAAGGTTAATGCTGCTGCTGAAGGAAATCACAATCACGATAACAAGACTGTACTTGATGGTATTACCGCTGATGAAGTCAGTGCATGGGACGGTAAGCCTAATATATACGTTCAGTCTTCTCAGCCAACTACTATGAATACAAACGACATTTGGATACAGCCTATATAAGAGGTGACATATGGCTACAAAAGAAATAGATGCTTTACTTAGCGTCAAAGACAGTAATGGCGATGTAAATATAATATACCCTGTTACGAGACAGAGTAATATTATAGATT